TTCTAAAAAAACCTTCTGGGGAATGAATTGCAGTTATTAGTTCTTCCCACATTGAGGTATTGATTTCTAAAAAATGTGTAGTGTCAAGTTCTAGATCATCTTGTGTAAGATAAACTATATCATCAAACGCATGAATCTTTAGATCTCCATGCTCGCCTGTATCATCCATTACAGTAATACAGATTTCGTCATGATCAAACTCTACACTAAACATCCTCTTCTTGATCCGACATTTCAATATTAACTTGATAGGACCGGATGATTTGTTCTTGGAGGTCGGCTTTGTCAAACTCTCCTGCTTCTAATCGACGTAGTGCGTCAGCCGCACTAGACGCTTGCTTGGTGCGTACTAGATGTGTACATACCCCGACTAAGTCGGTTCGGTTGATGCCTGTAACATCCATTGCTTCTTCAATAAAGACTCGACCCATTTTGTGTAACCTTTCATGTTACTAGTGTTTTGGAGCGGGTAAGGAGAATCGAACTCCTGTCTTCAGATTGGAAATCTGTAATAATACCATTATACGATACCCGCTTTGTTGTATTTTAAATATAACACCTACGGTTGTAGATGTCAACCATTAATTCCTCGTAAAAGTTTAACACAAACTAAACTTTCGTCTGCGCCAAAATTATCTTGATTAGCATTCATTTGGATATGACAACTTTTTTGTGTTTCAAATTGTCCTACATCATGGGCGTAAAGATCGCCATGGAATGCTGTTATTAGTATTAATGTCCACATTGTGGAATTCCTTCTATTCAAATTTAAGTGTAACCGTTTCTGTTGCCAAGCCGGTTACCCACTCCTACGTGCTTAAAACTAAGCCGCTAATGCCATTGCTGGCGCTGTATCTGCGTTTGCATTTACAAATGTTGTTCGCGGTAACGGCGCTTACATCCCGGTAACTCCACTAACTCTATTAACTACCTGTCGATCCTATTTCGACCCCATCAAAAATACATTCCCAGTTTATCAGCCTGTTGCTTCTGTTACACAGTAAGCAGAATGTATTTTTGGTGGAGTCGCCGGGTACCGCCCCCGGGTCCAGTATAGCGTTTGAATTGCTTCAACGTTACAGTTATATTTATAACACTCTTATGCTAGAATGTCAAGTTCTTTTTTTGCTTTTTCTTTAGGAGATTTTTGTTTGATAGGTTCAAGCCAACTGTCAGCAATGTATGCTTTGGGACTTGGCCCTAATTGAATGTTAATATCGTCTGCTTCAATCCACCAAAAATGATCATTTACAATACAAGTACAAGTCATGCCGAACGCTTCGAACTGTTCGCCTTCTTTAAACTTGCCAATGTATTCTGATACTTTGACTATTCTTCCAATGTTTTGTGAATTGATTGAGAATTTGATTACGGCTAGGTCGCCTGGACTACACTTCATTTAGACTCTTTTGATATTGCTTGCGACAATCTTGCCGCGGAACTCTACTTCTTCAAAAGTAAGAGCCATGCCTTCGGTGATAGAATCTTCTGTAATACCAGCATTTTTGAATTCGCTGATATGTACAAAGATATCTGCTTTGGATCCTTCAGGATCGGGTGTAATGAATCCAAATCCTTTAATAGGATTGTACCATTTAAGTTTACCGTTGTTCATAATATTATTGTACCCTCTTTATTAATGTATTTATGATTTAATCATAAAAATAAGCGTAGTGCAGTATAAAAAATGCACTACGCTTACTTAGAGGTTATAGTGCGTTTTTGCGCTCTTGGATTTCTTTTCTGCGCTCTTTGCTTAGTTTACCGATGTCGCCAAGTGCTTTACGTGCTCTTGCGGCCGCGGCTTTTACATTTTTAGAATCAAATGCTTCTGATTCTGCAATATACGCTTCGTAAGATTCAATGATCTTATTGTGTAGGTCTGACATATCTTTCTCCTGTTATGTGTTTGTAAATCGTGCTCCAAAACTTTGCTACTGGAATGCCATGCGTATACTCATCCTTGTTATACTCATGCTCAACAATAATTGAATTTAGTCCTAGTTTTTTACCAACTAGAGCATTTTCAATTTTGTCTTCAATCCACCAGGCCCCAGAACCTTCATACTTTGCAAGTGCTTCGTCTTTGTCTGCACCTGTAGGTAAAAAGGTAATGTCGGAGATAGTTCCTTCACCAAATAGTTCATCAAGATTCATTTGACGTAACATCTGGGCAGGTTTATCTTTATGTAAAGAGGTAATTGCTTTGAACTCATAGCCTTGTTCTTTTAACGCCTTTACTACTTCTACGCTATCTCTCAAAGGATCTAAAAAGCGAATCCATGCAGATCGATTAAAGTATTCAATTAAGAACTTTCCTTTTGCTTCATCGATTGCTTCGCCGTCTAGTCCTTCAAACCACTCATGTACTTTGTACTTTGTGGTGTCTTTTTCTATAACGCTTTCTAACGCTAGAAACTGTACAAACCCATTTTTCCAATCAAGTACTACGCCATCGCAGTCAATAAGAATTAATTTACTACTCATTATGTTACAATTCCTGTTGTTGCTTCAGTATACTTGGATGCCATTGTCTTTTCAGGAGTTGCAACGCACAAAATACTAGACTTTGGAAGGGTGATATCGCTATCCTGATCCATAGTAATCATAAATTGTCCTAGTACCATTCCTTGGGGACTCTGTAATAGACTTAAAGGTTTGTGGCAAACATATGCATCGTCTTCAATTTTATCAATTCGGGTCATTAGTTCTTCCCCAGTGATTAATTTCATCGATACAGTGTCGCCTTTTTTAAAGGGTGTTTGTACTAACATATTATAAAGTATCTCCTGTGCCGGTATAGCCTGTTTCTTCAATATATTGGGCTAACTCTTTGTAGCCTCCTATATACTTACCGGCTAAGATAATTTGTGGCACAGATCGTGGCTGTGGTAAACCATTTGCTTCGAACTCTTCTGTAAGTTTTTCTACGCTGATGTCTGCACCAACTTGTACAGTTTCATACGCAATTTTACGATTGTCTAATAGTGCTTTTGCTTTATCGCAAAAAGGACACATGGGTTTTGAGTAAACTACTGTTCTCATAATTTAAAGCCTTTGAATTGATCCTTTTCAACATCCTGCTTAACGCCGCCAATAATATAAGATTCAACTTCTGTTTCTTGAGGTGCTACTTGTAGTCCGGCACTTGATAACCAGTGTTGTGTCCAAGGTAGTGGGTTAGTATTAATTGGGCGATCATAAATTGTTTTCAGTCCAAGTGCTTTCAATCGCTTGTTAGCAATAAACTCAACATATGCATGAAGCAAGTTTTCGTTTAGTCCGATAATAGAACCGTCTTTGAACAAATAGTCTGCCCAACGCTTTTCTTCATCAACACAGTCTCTCCACATTTGATAAGTTTCTTCTTCGCACTCTTTTGCGATTTTAACAAAGTCTGGATCGTCGTCACCTTTAGCCCAATGCTTTAGGATGTGTGTTGATAAATTCAAATGTGTTGCTTCGTCACGAGCAATAAGTGAAATAATCTTTGCTGAACCTTCCATAAGTTTAAGTTCACCAAACGCAAATGTACATGCAAAACTTACATAGAAGCGTAGTCCTTCTAGAATGTTTACAGTCATCATTGCTTTGTACAATGCTTTCTTAACATCATAAACGTTGCCTTGGCCTTTGTTAAAAAAGTTGTTAGCAACGTCATAAAATTCGTCGTAGTATTTTGTAACGCTTTCAGCACGTTCGATAATTTTCTCGTCGTCTAAGATAGTATCAAATACTTCACTAGGATTTGCATATACATTTTTAACAATGTGCGTATACGAACGTGAATGGATTGTTTCAAAGAAGTCCCATGCAACAATGCAACTTTCAAGTTCAGGTAGTGAACAATACGGCAAGAATGCCAAGCACGGTCCACGTCCTTGTACACTATCAAGAAGTGTTTGATACTTCAAGTTAGCAGTAAAGATATGCTTCTGTTCCGGACGAAAGTCTGCATAGTCGCCACGATCTTTTTGTAACGATACTTCTTCCGGACGCCAAAAATATCCAAGCATAGTTTGATTTAGTTTATCAAACTCTGGAAATTTAAACGTGTCGTAACGCTGTGTGTTACCGTCTTCACCAAAGAACATATGCTCCTTCGTGAAGTCTACTTTGTTTTTATTAAATACTGTCTTCGCCATGATTTTTCCTCTGTGTCTCTCACTATAACTTATACTATAGTCGTGTCGTACTTATGTCAATCATTAAATTGCGCAAGAATCACAAAATTCATCATCTGCATTACCATTTAGTTGTGACGGTACTTCAACTACGATCTCTTCTTCTTTTGCTTCAGCATCATCTTCCATGCCCTTAAAATCATAAGTGTTTTGATAGTAACTTGTTTTCCACCCATACTTGTAAGTAGTAAGTAGATCGTTAAACATTACACTCATTGGAACTTCGTTGTCCTCGAAGCGTGTTGGATTGTAACTCCAATTGCCACTGATTGCTTGATCGAAGAACTTTTGCATCATTGCTACTACATTGATGTAACCTTCGTTGCTTGGCATATCCCAAAGCAATGTGTAATCTTTTTTCAGTGTTGTAAATTGTGGAACAATCTGCTTAAGAGGTCCTTTCTTTGACTTCTTAATGGACAAGAATGCTCTAGGCGGTTCGATTCCGTTTGTTGCGTTTGACACAATGGAACTACTCTCCGAAGGCATTTGTGCGGACAATGTGCTGTGCCGTAGTCCGGTTTCTTGAATAGAGTGTCGTAAAGTATCCCAATCATAGTTTAACTTAAACTTTCCTAATTCGTCGATGTCCTTCTTATATGTATCAATAGGAAGAATTCCATCAGCGTATTTAGTGCGATTAAAGTACTCACATGCACCACGCTCTTTAGCAAGTGTGTTACTTGCTTTCAGTAAGTAGTACTGGAATGCTTCACTCAAGTCGTGTACAAGTTTCCATGCTTCTTTGTCTGCATACTGTACACCATTACGAGCAAGGTAGTGTGCTAATCCAATATAGCCTACACCTAGTGAACGTCTTGCCTTAGTACTAATCTCAGCGGCCTTAACTGGATACTTCTGATAATCAATAATTTCATCTAATGCTCTTACTGCCAAGTCACAAAGTTCTTCTAGATCGTCTAAGTCCTTTAAGATACCTACGTTAATTGCTGACAAAATACAAAGTGCAATTTCACTTTCGTTATCATCAATATGTTGCAGTGGCTTAGTCGGAAGTGTAATTTCTTGACACAGGTTACTCATGTATACTGTGTCTTTGAATGAACTATGTGTATTAGCATGATCAACATTCATTAAGTAGATACGTCCAGTTTCTGCACGTTCTTTTAATAGTTCGCCAAACAACTCCATTGCTGGAACTTTTTTAGTTCTAATGTCTGTACGCTTTTCGTATTTTACATATAACTTTTCAAATTTATCTTGATCTGCATAAAATGCTTCATATAAGTCTGGAACATCGTGTGGCGAGAAAAGAGTAATGTCGCCGCTAGATAAAAGTCGTTCGTACATTAACTTATTCAATTGGATTGAATAGTCTAGTTTACGCACACGGTTATCTTCTGTACCTTTGTTATTTTTCAGCACAAGGATATCGCTAATTTCATAGTGCCATAATGGAAAATGAACTGTAGCACTACCGCCACGTACACCATTTTGTGTACAACAACGTACCGTTGATTCAAACTTCTTTAGGAACGGGACAACACCTGTGTGTGCTACTTCTCCGCCTCTGATTTTTGCGTTGATTGCTCTGATACGTCCTGCGTTGATTCCAATACCTGCTCTCTGGGCAGTATAACGTCCGATAGCCATATCGCTACTAAAAATGGAATCGAGAGTATCGTCAGTATCAACAAGAACACAACTAGCAAACTGGCGCAAAGGAGTTCGTACACCAGCCATAACGGGTGTGGGGATGTTGATCTTAAAAAGTGAGGTCGCATCGTAATATCTCCTTACATAGTACATACGTGATTCTTTAGGATAGTTAGCAAATAACGTTGCCGCAATCATCATGTACATGTGTTGTGGTGTTTCAAACAGTTGTCCTGTTGAACGGTCTTGACAGAGATATTTGTCAACTACTTGTCGCAAGCCTGCGTAAGTAAAGTTTTCATCACGGTTGCGTTTAATATAATTGTCCAACTGCAACAGTTCATCATCTGTGTACTTTTCTAAAATTTCTTTATCGTATACACCGCGTTCAATGTTTAACTTAATCATGTCAAGAAGTGTCTTGTTATCAAATGCGCCGTAAACATCTTTATATGTTGCATACAAAAGTAATCGTGCCGCTACAAATTGGTAGTTCGGGTTTTCAAGTGTAATCAAATCGTTCGCTGATTTAACCATAATTTCTTGAATTTCTTTTGATGTCATCCCATCGTAGAACTGAATGTGCGAACTCATCTCTACCTGACTTGGACTTACATTTGCCAATCCCTCACAAGCAAATTCTACCACCTTGTGAATTTTGTTAACGTCGAGTGGCTCCTTGCGCCCATCGCTCTTAATAATATTAATATTTGACATGATTTTCTCTGACTTCCTTCTGTATTTTTGTTTAATATTTATTGGTCACGCTTGACTGGATATACCTTTTGTGATATCCAAGTATGTGGCACTTCCATTCTGTTAAAAACGGCTCTACTGCTAGGGTTAATCACCTTGTCATCAACTGCTAACAGCATAAAAGTTTCGTTACTTTCGTTATCCGTACTTATATGTATCTCAAACTCGCTCTCAGAAAACCGTTCAGTTAATTGTAAAGTATAACATATTCCACAGATAATGCAAGTATCTGTGTAACCATTTCTGTCAATTAATTGCCACGGTCCGGGCCAAGTCTTTTGATCCCACATATCTACTTCTTTGTTAGAAATTCGCGGTGCAAGAGCATATGCAGTTATTGCGTCTAGGAAAGGATTATCACTGTACTCAATCTTCTCACGTAATGACCGCCAGTGCTTTAATCGTTCTTCAAATACTTCTGAAAACATTTTTATCTATCTTTTAATTTTTGATTGTGACTTTATACGAGAATGTCGCATCTTCTGAGTTTACAGTATTTTTCATTTTGACACCTACTGTATCCATTACTGTATCGCCGTTAAGATCTAAAAGTTGTCCTTTTAACTCTAACGTATCGGCAAAGTTACTTTCTCCGTTAAAGTTGTACTCGTCGGAGTATGATATTGTATTAGTTGACTTGTTTACAACAATTTCTAATGTACCTTCTCGCATAGCATCTACTTGGTTACTCTTGTATACATAATCGATTTGGTATGTTCTTGAAAAGTCACCCGGTAGTTTAAAGATAGTTTCAAATGCGTTCTGTTGGTTAGTACTCAGTTGCGAACTGTATTCATATCCTACATGGATTGGACCTTCAACTTCTGAAATGTAAGGAATTGTATTAAATGCAACGTCTAATGACAAATCGTTTGTTCTTGAGAACCAATCGTTTAATGACACGTTCTTATCAACAAAACTCTTAATAATAGTATATGCTACTGCGGCACTAGTACCGCCGTTGTTTCCTACATTGTTAAACTTGTTGCTGTGACTAGTATTGTATTGGCCTGTTTCAAAAATAATTGCGTTCTTGTCAATGTCCCTAAAAATAGAGTTTTTAAAGAGGTTTCTTTCTGGACCAGTTTGTTGTCCCTGTGCACCAGTGTTAGTATTTTCACCAAGGTGGACAGCATATCCCAAACTGTCAAAAATACAGTTATCAAAAGAATTTTCATAAACATCATCGTCTGCTGTAATTCCGTAGCCCCAACCGACAATAGTTACATGGTTAAATGTATTATTAAAGCAACCGACAACAGTACTAAGGTTTTCCATTGTTACTGCTTTATGCAAGTTACCGGGAGTATCACCTGTTGTCCAATTACTTTTAATAATTAAATCTTCAAAAGAACTGTCTTTACAGTTTACTAACTTAATACCAATATTGTTAATCGCCAATGATTCAAGTGTCATACCGCGTATCTCAATATGCTTTGCTTGGTTAAGTGAAGTAGTCGAACTTACATCTGCATAGTTTCCGGGAGTACTGGAACCGTTAATTGTTTCGAAAATAGGAAAGTCTGCTGTTTGTCTAATAATAGTTTTGTCCGCACCAGCGCCTATAAGTGTTACATACGGAGGAATCTTAATACTGTTAGAAATAACATATGTGCCGGCTTCAATTCTTAATTGCACCCTGCTCTGCGAATTTCCTTTTGTTGCTGTGTTAATATACACCTGGTCGATTGCACGTTGTAACACTAAAGTTTGATCAGTGCCGTCGCCAGTGCCGCCGAATGAACGGATGCTTACAATATCGTCTAGTCTTTCTTGGAGTGTGCGTCTAATAGGTCCACTTACAGTAGCACCAGTTTGAATCTCTCCTGCTTTGTATGTGTATTGGTCTGCTAGTGTAAACAAATTATCATTTTCAGTTAATACTTTGGTATTCCCAACAGCCGGTGATCCTTCACTTACTGCGCCGTTACCAATGTAAAGTTCTTGTGAATCAACAGCCCAGCCAAACTCCCCACTTGCTAATTGCGGAATTCCTGAACCAGTGTTCTTGCGTCCTCGACGCACCTGAATTTTTGATATTTGCACTACTGCCACTAGTTTACTCCTAATTTGTTATTAGTATTTATGCGAACTTATCGTAATAGGAGTAGACCCTATCCCACCATTTTGATTCCCATTCGGCAAAGTCATCTGGCCATAAATCAAACTGTTGATATGTTAAATCACGGCAACATACAAAGATGTGTCCCTCTTTAATGTCAGTACCGTAAATCTCATTGTGTGCCAATGCATATGCTGTTAGTTGCAAATAGTAGTCTTCAACCCACTCTGCTTTTTTGGGCTTGTTAGATTGTTTGAAATCCATAATTGCAGGTTGTCCTTTGTATGTTCCTACAAGGTCTGTAGTACCTGCATAGATCTTAGGATGAAACAAGTTAATTTCACTGCCCCAAATTTCATCTACATCTGCTAGTGCATTCTCACGGATCTGTTCTGCCATCTTGTGTGCTTGCTGTGCATATGGATTACTTCCTGGGGTAGGCCATTCACCAAACTCAATGTAGTCTTCAAGATACTTGTGCATCCTTGTACCAACACTAGCGGCCTCAGTGACAATCTCTTGTGCCTTCTTTTCGCCTACACGCTTCTTCCATGCAATTAGGTGTGTCATGTCCTTTGTTTTACTAAGGATAGTTGTAACACTAGCAACAGCATTACCATCAGGACAAGCATACAGGCGTTTGCCGTCAATTTGCTTCCTGTCAATTTGTGCGTAGTCAAACTTCTTTTGTATTAATGTCAAAATTATTTCCTTGTATATTCAATATCATAAACGACAGTCCGTCGAATACTGTCTGTTGGGTAAACACCGTGCCACACTCTACCATCAAGACAAACTACTCCGCCTGCTTCACTTGGAAAATGTTGTGGATGCTGATACCCATCTTGTTCGGGCATTAATGAAAATAACATTCCATTAAATTTATTTTTTGTGTTATGGAATACAGGCACATCGTCTAAATGAATCACTGCACTAAATGTATTCTTGTTCATATCACCCTGATGTACATGAAGTCCTTGGTACCCACCCTTTTGGTAGTAGATGATCCACGACTCAATAACTTTAAAATCAGTAATATCTTTAAAGGCTAGTTGTTGCTCAAGCCAATCAAAAAACCTAGTTTGAATTCTTTGGTAATCCTGATTATCTTTGGGGATGTATATTTGTTCGCCATCTACAGTTGTCGTACCTGTGCTTTCGTCGTCAGCAATAATCTGATCGAACAGAACTTCAAACTCTTTGTATTGGGGGTAACGTGTTTGAAACGTCCACTGATTGGCAACTTCTTTGTAATTATGCATGTCCCTGACCTTTACTCATTACGTATACTATACAGTATATAAGTTATAAAGTCAAGTGTTTTTTTATAAGTGGATTATTGCATTGCGTTTGATGTTGCACTTTGCGCCATCTGATCTACAGTATTATCTGTGTCTTGACCTGCGTCTTGTGGCTCTTCGCCGCCTTTAAGTGTAACACCATCAGGGTCAAAGTTGTTTACAATGTCTTGGATTTGCGGATCTTGATCGTAAACTACTTTAAATGTTTCCTGGGAGTATTGCTCGTCACCCATGTTAGACATGTACTTGTTCAGTTCATCCCATGAAACTTTAAGTTTTTTGTTTTGTAATAATAGATTTAAGATCTTCAGCAGATTTGGGGAAGCAGACTCAATTACTTTTTTTTTGAGCCGCCCAGTAAAGTGCCTAAACGTCTTGAACGCTCAACTGATTCACGCTTCTCTCTACCCGCTTCTTCTTCGCCGCCTGTTGCTGGAGCCGCTGTAGCAAATTCATCTTCAGCAGGTTCTTCAGCAGGTGCTTCTGCGTCGACTGTTGGTTCCATTTCTGGATCTTCTGCAGGTACTTCTTCATCGCCCATAGCAGGTGCTTCACCTTCGCCTGTTAAGATGGCTACGCCACCAGTTAGTGCATCGCGTGTAGTTTCTAATGTTGTGAAAAGTTGTTCTAGTGCTGGCTTAACTGTGCCAATAAATAACTCTGATTGCTCACTGCCCATTTCGTCTCTAATCTTGTCACCAATTTCTAACATGGATTCTGTTTGCATCTCTGCTGTGTCTTCC